TAGCGGCTTGTGACTCGGTTGCCACTTTTGCATCACTAGGCTTCTCAGCTTTTGGAGCTGCTTCTTGTTCAACAGTTTCAAATACCTCTGATTCAGGTTTAGATGTATCTTCTAACTCAACATCAACTTCTGGTCCAGATGTATCTATGTCAACTGTCTTTGCGTTTTTGTCTTCTGGCATAGTTTTCTCCTATGGTTTATATATAGTGAAGTACTGATTCAGGATCAGGAATAGTTCCTAATACTTCATCATCGTTTAATATACGAACTTCACCGCCTTCTATTGGTAGTCTTGAACCCGCATAGCGAGCAAAGATCACCCAATCTCCTTTTTTGCACCATGGTCCTGTTGGATATTTTTCTTTATCAAAATATGCAAGAGGTCCAATTTTTAAAACATAACCACAATTAGTAGCTATCCTTAAACGGTCTAAAGATTCTTGTGCAATGATTAATCCACCAGATGTTTTTTCTTTTGGTGTAAATGGTAATACTAATAATCTCCAACCAGTAGGTGTTGGTAATTCATCAACTACAGATTTTATATTTTCTGGATTTAATGGTTCTTTAGTAGGTTCAGCTTTTGCTTCTTCTTTATATTTTTCTTCAAGACCTAGGTTTATCTTTGGTATTTCCTTTTCCGAGGTCGATAACGTTTCCTTTATCATCTTTTCGCTCCTTTTCATTTAGCAGGTTAGAGATTTCCTGAATTATTGTTTGGTAGGCATTCGCCTGTCCTTGCATATACTTGTATTTTTCCATACTGTCAACTGTGCCTGATATCATAGCATCACCAATGTTTTGGTAAGAATCTCTGATAAATTTTTGCAGTTTACTTATGAATGTTACAGCGTCCATAGTCTTTCTCCTTTGTTGGTTATATTAACAATTCCACTTTCGTAGAGATTTATTAATTCTTGAATCTGGGTCTCTTGCAGTTTTAGCTGAAGTTAATTTTGCCTTCATCCCTTTCATTCTACTACAGAATGATTTTCTTCTATTAGCAGCTTTTGAACCCTTTTTTAATTTAGAAGGTTTTGTTGTTACTGCCATTGATAATTTTGATCCTGGATTTGCAGCTCTATAAGATGCAATACCTTTTCTATTTAATCCACCTGATTCAGATTTACCTTCTTTACGTTGCCATGCTGGAGTTCTTCCTCCTTTTGCAAGCATTGCTCTACCTTGTCCTCTTAATGCAATGTCACCCATTAAAATACTTTAGTAACTTTTTTTCTATTAGGCATAATAGCTCCACATCCTCTAGCTACTCCACCTTTTGCCATTTTTTTTCTTTTTGGAAAACCAGCTTTCATATTTGCATATGCTTTTGGTGATATAGTAGATTCAGATTTAGGTCTTGATATACCTAATTTTTTTCTTCTATTAATGTTTGCCCAAAGTCCTTGTTTAGCCATTAGTAACCTCTTTTTGCAATTTTAGGAAATCCTCTCATAAGCCCACCTTTAGCTTTTTTAACTCTTCCTCCATTTGCATATTCTGTTTCTTTTGTAAATATTTCTCCTGCTTTTGCTTCACCTACTTCTTTTGGATATTTTTTTCTGCTAGATCTAATTTCTTCAAGATCTTCTTTTGCTTTTTTAATTTTTTCTGAATCTCCACTTTTTTCTTCTAGTTTTAAAAGTTCTTCTCCTATTTCTTCCCTTTCAAAATCTTTTTTATTAATTCGACCTACATTTTTAGAAATTTGAGCTTTTAATTTAGTTGCTTTATTACTTTTAGGCTCTACACCTCTAATTATGCTTAGTCCTCTTTTAAGAATTGTTGGCATTATTTTTTCTTCGACTTTCCTGCTTCTGAAAGAGCAATAGCAATTGCTTGTTTTCTAGATTTTACAACTGGTCCTTTTTTACCAGAATGCAATTTACCTTGTTTAAACTCTCTCATAACTTTTTTAACTTTAACTTGTCCACCTTTTGCTTTTTTAATTACACCTCTACCAATTAAAACATCAGCTCTAGTTATTTCACCGTCTTCATTAAAATCAGGTAAAGTTCCTTTTTCAAAACTTTGTCTTTGAACTTTAGCAATACCATTGCCTCTCATTTGTCTTCCAAGGCCAGCCATTATCTTTTGCCTTTCATCATTTTACCTTTTTTCTTTTTAGACATTTTAGCAGTTAACATGTCTGCCTTCTTAACCATTTTTCCTTTTTTGTTTTCCATATATCCTTTTTTCTCCATTTTAGTTTCTTTTGCTTCCATTGCCATAGATTCAGAACCTTCATGTTCCATTGATTCATCGTAAGCCATTCCACCTACAGATTTCATCACTCTAGCGATTCCATTTCCTCTCATTTGTTTTCCTAATCCAGCCATTTTATTCTCCTATCCATTTTCTTGTTCTTTATTTACTGGTCTATTTGCCATAGTGCGTGCCACCGATTCTGCACTTCTTCCAACAACATAACCTCCTAAACCTATTTGTAATAATGTCCAAACATCACCTGGTAAAGTTATAGTTATAGAAGCTTTAAAGAAAAATAATATAACAGGTCCTAATACATAATTCCAGATCAAAATAAAAATTAAAACATACATTAAAAGGGGCCTCCACGAGCTAGCGAACCAGCCGGCTTTAGCTTCAGCTTCAATAATTTTAGCAGCTGCAGTTAATTCTTGTGTGTGAGATTGCATTAATTGCGTTTGCAATTGTGCTTTTAATTTTTCTTGTAAATCTTTATCTGGAACTGATTTTTCAATTGTTGAAAAAAGTATTTTTGCTAAAGGTGCTACAGCATTTAATACTGGTAACATGTTAGTACCACTTCGCTGATCTTTTTTTCTCTGGAAGTATATTTCCTTGACTTTGAACTACATCAGTTTGAGTTTCATTTGGTTTTGACATTTCAACATCAATTCCACCAACTAAATATCCTTCTGCATTAGTAAATTTAGAATGATCTACTTGTTTTGACTGACCAGTTTTTTTATTTTTGTTTTTCATAACCATTTTATACTCCTTTTTTAGTGTTTTTAAAACTTAATTTTGGTTGTTTTTAAGCTTTGCTGCTAAAATAGTCTTTTCTAGTGAAGTATTTGCTCTTAATTTAGCTAAATCTTCGTTTTGTTGTAGTTTTTGACTATCTGTAGTCTGTGCCATCATAGCTTTCATCTTATCAAGATTGATTCTTTCATTGCTCTCTTGTCTTTTTCTATCATTTTCTTGAGCAACAAGATCTAATTCTCTAGATTTAAGTTTAGCAAGTGGATCATTATCAAATTGTGATGTAATTTTTTTCTCTTCATTCATAAATTCTTCCATCATCTCAGCAATCAATACAGCTTTTCTTGCTTCAATTTTTTCTGAAATCATTTTTACTTGAATTTGTACTTGTGGATTTTGTGCAAGTTGTGGATTTTGTGATAATTGACTTACTTGTTGAATTTCATTTCTAAATTCAATCTCAACTTGTTCTTGAGCCATCAAAGAAATATGTTCAAAACAATTTTTTTCTAATGAAGCCATAATGATAGGAGCATTTCTTGCCATATTAGTTGCCATAAAATTTAAATGTGCAGTTATATGTGCTCTATGGTCTTGTCCTGGGAACGCTTGGAATGGTTTCCCTGCAAGAGCATCAATGTGTTCTAATGCAGGGTCCTTTGGTGTGGGTTGATCTGGTTTAATTAAAATTCTATCTACATCTCTAACACCTAATGCTGAATACATATTTTTGTAAACTTCATACATGTTATGAATTCCAGGATTAGCCATTGCTAATTGTAATTCTGTTTGTGCAATAGATATTCTTTGTGTTTGTGAAAATATATTTGGATCAGCAACTGGAATGATATCTACTTTGTCATCAAAGTCTGCTTGTTTAATTGTTCTTTGTCCACCAACAACTTCATATGGATATTCTGGTGGTAAATATAATTTAAATACATTTGCTAATAATCTAAATTCCTCTTTCATTGAGGCATAAATTCTTTTGTGAATAGCAGACATTGTTCTGCTTCCTCTTTCCAGCAAAGCCACGGTCGTGCCCACTGCTGCTTGCTGATTCCCATCCCCTACTTGCATGTCAGCTATCGAAGCAAAGCGCTGACCTGCTTGAACCACGACCCCCATTAATTGCAATAAAGTTTGTGAAGGTTCTTTATAAGGTAAAGTCATAAATGCATCTCTTAAATTTCCTCCAGGTGCATCTACATCTCTCCATTCACCAGGTTGAATAGATTGAGCATCATCTCTAATTCTAATTCCTCGTTGTTTGAATCCAGCAGGTAAATTAGATAATGTTCCTGCATCTAATAATTGTCTTAATGCTTGAGTTGCAGTTCTTGATAAACCACCAATCATTTGGATTAAGCCATTACCATAGAATCCAAAACCAGGTAAAAACTTAAAGTGTACAAAATAATTAATTTTTTTCTTTAATAGATCATTTTGATCATAATTTCTTCTAATAGATAAAACTTCTCTTGATCCTTCTTCAATCGTTACAATGTAAGGAAGTTTAATTCCAGTGGGCTCACCAGTCTGTGGATTTATATCTTCAAATCCTTCCAGATCTAAATTAACATGACATTCGTAAAGTGTAAAAACATCTTCTGTTTGTCCACTCATAGTAACACCTTCTAATTGTCTTTCTTTAGATTTAACATCATCTGCTTCAGTTAAATCATCAGAAGGTTTTAATTCTATGTCTCTATAAAATCCTGATATCTGTTGTTTACGTAATTCATTTTCTGAAATTTTAATTACATGCACAACTGCTTCTGCATCTTCTAAACTATTTGCTGTGTATGGAACAATAATATCTTGAGCTTGAATAAATTTAGATACAGCTCTTCCAAGAATATCATCGTAATAAACTTTTTTAAATGTAGATCCTGATAAAGGTAAATAAAATAACATTTGATCAAACTCTGGTTCATATTCTTTCATGACATCCATAATTTGATAGTTCATAAATTCAGAAACTCTATCTGCTTGATCTTGAATTTCTGGTGTATCTAATCCAATCACTTGAGTTCTAACTGGTCCTTCTGGTGGTAATAATTCTTTGTAAGCTTGTGCTTGAAATTGTGTAACTGCTTCTGCTAAAACAGGGTGAGTTGCACTTGATGCACCTTGAAATGGTTCTGTTCTTGATTCGTATTTAAATCCTAATAAATCTAATCCTTGAGTATAAGCTTTTTCCCAATCTGATCTTGAATCTTTATATGATTGTGTATCTTGATAAAGTTCTGATCCTAATCTGTTAAGAACTTGTTCATCAACAACTTCAGCAAGGTTTGCTCCAAACTCTGTTCCTGCTGATAAATTTTTAGTAGGGTCAAAATTTATATCAACACTACCATCTTCGTTTTCTGTAACTTCAGTAGGACCTGCAGGAGTTTCTTCTACAGATTGTGCAATCTGTTCTACTTCCAATTCCCCAGGTGTAAGCTTATCTGCTACGTTTGGTAGCGACTTGTCTATTTCTGCCATTTGTTATTTTCTCCGAATTTACTGTTCTAACAGTATTATAGTTAATATTCAAGCCTTGTGGAGTTGGTCCTCTTTTAGGTGGCACTGTTAATGTTAGTCTTTTAGGTTTAATCACTAATTTAATCCTTCTTTACCTTTTTCAAGACTTTCAACACCCATTAATTTCCAATCTTTTTCATCTAAAAATT